GCAGAACTGCTCAAGCATCGCCTCCTTTAACGCCAGCAACCGGAGCGGGAACTTCTGCCCGAGGAATGGATCTGGGCAGGGCATCCCGCCGGCATTCGTATCCAATGGGGTATCTCCGACCTGTTGGGATCTCCATCTCCTCGGGTTCCAGTACGCCACCGATGCGGGTGTCGCGGCATCGACTGAGGACATCGACACGGACCCGCGTCCTATCGGACCTGCGACCGATGTTGGCGCTGATGAATGGCCGGACGGGACATTCACTTGCCCATGCAACGTGCTGACGTGCAACTGAGGAGCAGGCTGATGCGACGGACCCTTCTTCTGGTCGGCGTTCTACTGGCGTCATCCTTCGGGTCCGCGCGGGCCGCGTCCTGTGTATTCGGCCCGACGACTGGCATCTGGAACCTCGCCGGGAATTGGGGATGCGGGCATGCCCCTCTCAACACCGATACTTGCGTCATCGGCTCCGGGCAGACCGTCGTTGTCGAACACAGCGGCGACACCTGCGGGGTAGATGCGGCAAGCGGAACATCGATCGCCGGGACGGTGGTGGTTGACTCGACGGGAGCCTCTGCTCTCGACGCCAATGGAATGGTTCAGTTCATCCTGAAGTCCTCCGCCGCCGCCAACGCGGCCGTCGTCATGCCGGGGACCGGCCACTGGATCATGCGGAAGGGCGCGTTCCTGAAACTCGACACCACGACCGGCCCGATCACGATGGACTATGCGAGCGGCTTCGACCTCGACTGGCAGGGCGAGGTGACGCCGACGAGTATCGCGGGGATGACGGGACCGACCGCGAACGCGGGTCTCTGTGGGGCGAACGGTAGCGTCTACGTCATCAACCCGAAGTCGGGCATCGAGCACGCCCAACTCGGCCGCCCGGTTTACTTCACCTCCGGACAGTGGCACGCCCGGCAGGCGGAGATCGTCAAACTAGACACGACCGTTTCGGCCGCCTGTCCGAGCGGCCAGTGCTTCGAGGTTTGCGACAACCTCGCGGACTCCGCCGCCCTGGGGACCTGCGGGGCGGGCGCGGTGACCTGCGGAGAGCGGTTCGTCGGGCATCAGGTGGTCGGAAACTTCGTCGTCGCCGGAGGCGGGACTGGCATCCGGCACAGCGTCCCCATCCCCATCGCCACAGAGACGGCGGCAGCGGCTCTCTGCACGGCGGCGGGCCTGCCTTACCCGTGGTGTACCGGCGCCGGGACCAAGACGATCACGTCCTTTGTCTTCCCCGCTGTCGGAGACACCATCAGCATCGTGCAGGACGTGTGGGTCGGGCAGGTCGGAGGCACGGGCGGTTACGTGGTCTCAGGCATCCCCGTCAACACGGCCCCGAAGGTGCGGGCCATCAACGCCTTCGGTGGAGGCATCGGCGCCGGACCGACGTTCCTGTTCGGGGCGACCACCCTATCGTCCCTCGCTGGTCGCGACATCGAGTATCTCAACGTCCACGATGGCGGCGGCCCCTTCGAGATCCACGGCTACCGGGACTACAACATCCGAAACAACGTCATCCACGACCAGATCTCGACCGGGGCCTTCAACGGCGGCGGCATCCAACTCTCCAACAACGGGTCGATCAACTTCTCCCCGCGAAACATCACCATCTCTGACAACCACACGTACCGGGTGGTCAGCAATGGCATCGAGGTCGGGGCGTCGAACGACACGATCCAGAACCTCAACATCAAGATTCTCCGCAACCTCATTCACGATGGTTGCACCGCGACGGCGGCGTCCGGCGAGGAGTGCGCCGGTATCGAGGCGAACGCGATGCCGTTCGGGGAGATTGCCTACAACGTTATCTACGACCTCGCCAACAAGGCGGGCGCGCGCGAGGGCGACGGTATCCGCGGGTCGAGCGCCGGGGCCGACAACGGCGTCTCCGATTCTCATCTGTCCGATGGACTCGCGGTCCACCACAACTTCGTCGTCAATATGGACCGGCTGCCGTTCAACTGCAACGGCGGAGCCAACTGCCGTGGCGTCGTCTTTACGGCTAACTATGCGGCGAACGCGCGGGAGACCCTGACCAAGAGCGGCCGTCACTACGGCAACATCTACCGCAACGGCGGTCTCCTCAACGCGAACAGCGGCGCGCCCTTGATGCTCGACCCTATCGTCGCTGTCGGGAATATCCTCATCGGCAACGACGATATTCAGGCTGCCGGGGCAGGCTGTAACGTCGGTTGTATGGGCGAGGTTATGGAAATCCGTGGCGTGGTGACGAACACGGCTGCGGCTGGATTCCTGCCGGTTATCATCCACGACAATCTCCTGCATGGCTCTTTCAACGGGCCGATGGTCGAGTTCCCCTTCAATAGTGACGCCGGTCCAACTTCGATTACGCTCGAACACAACACCCCGTGGGGACGCGGTATCGGCGGGCACGTCGGCTTCAACATCGCTGATTGGGCGCCGACGGGGACGATCACGGCTACCATTAACGATACCCTGGCCACCGACACGGCCGGGACAAACTGGATCGTCTGCACCGCCGACACCGACATGCAGGAGAACCTCGGCAACTTCTACCTGTTCTCCTCCCCGGTCACGGCGCAGAACACCGGGCCTACCGGAGCGAACTGCAACACGGCGGGCCTTCAGACCTCGGCCGCTACGATCCCGCCCTATCGCGACCGTTTCAACTACGACTGGAACATCGTCACCGGGCATCCGGCACGAACGGCCGGGGCAAGCCCGGCAGGGTCCTCGATGGGGATCCGGGCTTTCAACTTCCCGCTCGACGCGATCAACGATCCTTGGGGCGACGGTCTACCGTTCTACGACAGCGCCGGGGGGCTCGGGCGACCGCCGTTCCCGAAGCCGATCAGCAACGCGACCGGCTCGACGACGGTCATCGATAACCGCGACACGGACGGCGACGGCGTGCTCGACCTCTACGACAACTGCATCCGCAACTGGAATCCAAATCAGTGGGACGCCGACGGCGACGGCATCGGGGATGTCTGCGAATGAAGCGAGCGCCCGAGGTAATCGTCGAGGCTCTCCCAGTAGCCCTGATCCTCCTATTCATAGCCGGCGCTCTCCTGGCCCTGTGGGCACAATGACACTCGACGACCTGATCGACGAGCACCACCAGGAACTCCTCCAATCTTCGGGGCTCGACACCCGCTGCCTGCTGCACGCGATCGCGCAGGTCGAGACCACCCACGGGGCACGCCGCTTGGCGTCGAAGCACGAGAAGGGTTACTGCTACGGCTCGACGCTCTACACCGGGCCGAACGGGGCAGCCCTGCGCGAGCAATCGCACACCTACGGCTGTCTCGCCCATTCGTCCTTCGGGTCGTTCCAGATCATGTTCATCACGGCCTACGAGATGGGGTTCCGCGGCGACCCCGTGGACCTACGCGACGATACGGTGTGCCTGCCGTTCGTGATCGAGATGATCAACCGGAGGATCCTCGGCCGCTATCAGAGAGTGACCCTGACGGCATTCGCCGATGCCTACAACTCCGGGAACCCGAACGACCTCAATGTCCCCGAGGACTACATCGACGACTTCCAGACGGCCTATGCGAAGTGGTACGCGGCCCTCAACCCGACGACGGTGCTCAAGGCGTGAGACCCACGAACGGCGCCCGCAAGGTAGCCACTTGGATCGCCGGCGTCATCGGCGCGATCCTCGTGACCAACATTGCCACCTACATCGCGACGCACGATAGCCGCGTCGAGGCGGCCGTCGTCGAGCAACGCATGGTCAACGAGCACGATGAGACGCTCAAGAAACTGGTGCCGAAGGTGGACAACGATGCGATGGCGATCGCCGTGCAACAGCGCGACCTCGACCTCGAGGCGCAGGACCACGAGCGCATCTGGCGAGCCATCGAGCAGCAGAAAATGACCGTCCAGAGCGACCACGAAATGCTGCAACTCTATCTTCAGAGCCGCATGAAGGCGGGGGAGATCCCCAGGTAAAGGGAGAGGACAATGCCACCGATTCTCGCGTTCCTGATCGGCGCCCTCGGTTGCGAGGGGATCATGCTCGGCCTTTGGTGGACGATCCAGCCGAAGCCGTCCTTCGCGTCCTACTTCGAGGGGCAGATCGGGCACTTCATCGTGCTCGGTAGCGCGAGCGGAATCTTCTGCACCCTCTGGAAACTTCAGGCGCTCGACAAGGTGCTGATGCTGATCCCGGACGCCTGGACCGGAGATTGGGCCAAGAGCGGCGTCCCGTTCACGCCCGAGGTTGGCGTGCTCGCCGGGTTCATCATGGCGTTCCGCGGCATCGATCGGATCACGCAGGCATTCAAGGCGCGCCGCGCTCTCGCGGTCGCCCCAACTGAAGGGGGAACAACTGCATGAAGCGTTCCGTTCTCGCACTCCTCGCCCTGGTCCTGTTCGTTTCTCCTGCGCTCGCCGCCGACAAGGTGCCGTGGACCCACTCCGCCGAGGAGTTCTACCTCGACGGGCTCGCCCACCGTGACGGCACGACCTCGAAGACGATCGTGACGATCAACTTCGGGTGGCAGCACTACATCTCGGAGAACGTCGAGGTCGGCCTGTCCCTCGGGGCGCTCTACGGTCCCGCCGATGGTCTGCTCGCCGGTCCGGCCGTCTCCTACAACTTCATCAAGTTCGGCTGCGCGTCCACGGGACCATACTGCCGCGGCAACCTCGTCTTCGGCGGCGATGCCGCATTGGCGACGGGCGCGGTCACCGACCAGGCGGCCGGCCAGATCGCCTCGTGGTTCGGAGCGAAGATCTACCAGGGCCGAAGCGCCGCGATCACCCTGCTCGCTCAGAAGGCACGCGCGATCAACCCCGGACCTGCCGGCGCTGACGGGAATACGGCGCTGGACTCTACGGCCGCGCTCGTGCGCCTATCCTTCGGCGTGCCGCAGCCGACGACGGCGACTCCGGCTCCATGATCCCCGACACCTTCTTCGGGTGGGTCCTGCTCTGCCTGGCCGCCGTGGTCGTCTCGTTCTTCTGGGGCATCGGCGCCCGTATCGAGAAGCGGTTCTTCGGGTGAGCCGCGCCGTCATCCTCGTCCACGGGATCCACACCGATAAAGAGCGCGCCGAGGCATGGGGGAGCGCCCTCGGGGCCAGGATCATCGCCCTGGCGGCCGGTGGCCTTATCGGAGTCCATCTCTACGAGTACGGCTGGCTGTCAGGGACCGCGATCCGGTTCCCGTGGGTCGGCGGGGCCGTCCGGGAGCACGAGGTCGCCAGGTTCCAGGCGTGGGTCGCCGACATTGCCCGCCGCTACGGCCCTGACGTCTCTCTTGACGCGATCGGCTACTCCTTCGGCTCCTACCTCGTCGGGCATTCGATGACGGACGCGCCCGGCCCGCGCTCGTTCTGGCGCAAGGTGGGGCTGATGGGGTGCATCCTGTCGAGCCGGGACGATTGGAGCGATAAGGCGGGGCACTACGAGAGCGTCCTGAACCTCTGGTCACACGAGGACGAGATCGTTCGATTCTCCACCTTCGGGCAGGCCGGGTGGAAGGGCTTCGTCCAAGCGCCGGCCGCGGTGCAGAACTTCGAGACCGACTCGACGCACGGCGACTACGAACAGCCCGGGCCGGCGTGGAAGGCCCTGCTGTCGTTCATGGCGTCCTAGACCTCGCACGTCGCCGAGGCTGTCGGCGCCCGGTCGCGGATGTCCGTCTCGCACCTACAGAGGTCGCAGCGCAGGCAGCGGTAGGTGTCGCCTGGCGGCGCTTCGCTGACGGTTCCGGACCAGTGGACGGCGACCTTGTGGCCGCATGACGAGCACTCCGGCTCGTAGCACTTGAGGCAGGTCGCTGTGCACATACGACCGCCGACGACGCGCTTCACTAGTTTCGTCCCACCGCACTCGTCGCAGATCACTTCTCCACCTCGGCCAGCAGGCGGTCGCGTTCTGCTCGCAACGAATCGATATAATGCGCAGGCCGTTCATCGGCCGCGAGGTTCATGCACCGATCCGCCTGCTCCGCCCGCACGAGGGCGATGAGGCGGCGCACTGATATATGGAACGGAACGGAGCAAGCGCCGCTGTAACAGAACTCGCAGGCAGATTGGACAATCTTCTCGGCCTCGCTGACCCGCTCCGCCAGCGTCTTAGCCATCCGTCACCTTCTTCCGGAGCGCGAGGCACTCGGGATCTATCCTAGGCTTCCTTGCGGCCATCGTATCTGTCGGAGGCTCGTACTCTCGGCACGAGCAGTCGATGGAATGCATCTGCTCCGCGACGTGCCGCACCGCCTCATCGACCGCGGCGTGGGCGATTTGGCTGCGCGCCTCTACGTCGTGCGCCCACTTCACCATGTCCCGGATCGCCCCGTGCGCCCTCTGCACTTTGGTCGGCTCGCTCATGGCAGCCTCCACATCGGGCAGCCGATCTCGTGATCGTCCGGGGACGGATCGCACTTGCACAGAGCCCGATTGCGTGCCTCCAACGCCGCCGCAATCCGGTTCTGGTTGCAGAGTTTGAACGCCCGCCAATGGAGATTGAACGGATCGCTGGCCGGAAACGTCTTGAGCATCGGACACAGCGCATCCCCGCACCGCTCGCACTTCTTTGGCTCGCTCACTTCTCCCCCTCTGCCGCCATCTGGTAGAAATTGAGATGTTCATCTATGGCGCCGAACCATGCGACCTTTCCGCAGCGAAGGCAACGCCCACCGCCGATTGGGCGCGGGAAGGACGCCAGCCCCCACACCCGCATCGCCACAAAGCGAACTATTTCTGGGTGTTTGCACCACCATTGAATCCACCGACGCTTCACGGTTTCAGCCCCTCTGCCGCGGCGGGAGTGCCACACCACTTACAGCGTTCGACGCCACCACTATCGCGCCCGAGATGTTCCGCGCAGTCGTGATCTGGAATGCCCGGTTCTGGCTGCCCTGTGTCAGGCCACGGATCGCACTCCGGACAAGGGCTATACCCAAGGCAGATAGAGCAGGCCATCACTCCCCCTCAGCCGCGGCGATGGCGGCTTTGCACTTATCGAGGACGGCCTGGAACTCCGGATCGTCCGCCTCCTCTAGCCGGGATTGCGCCTCCCGCATGACGTCCTTCAGCGCCTCCCTCATCCCATCCCGCTCCCTGACGAGCGCGTCGTGGGCGTTGCAGGCTTCGATACAGCGCGGATCCTCATGTGGATGAGGATGCACCATCATGCACGTCGTCGAGTTGTCGATATGCTCCGAATGATGGCAATAGCATCGCCGCACATGCCCATAGCGCCCCGGCGTCCTCTGCGGCTTGCTCATCGGATGTATCTCGCAGGCGGCCGTTGTAGGAACTGGCACAAGCGTGCAAACGTCAGCATGTCGCAGGCGCGGCCACGAGCGACACGGCTCAGGGTCGCCGGGCTGACTCCGGACACGCGCGCGGCTTCTCTCAGGCTAATGCGCGAGTCCTTCTGCCGCACGTTCACCCGGGCGAGAAGATCGGCGGCGAGGCGCGCCGTATCGAAGATCGCCCTCTGCGGCTTGTTCGGCTCGGTCATCACATCCCCCCATAGACGTATCCACCCACGCTGGCGGGCGTCGGGAAGCAGGCCGGGTCCACGATCGGGCAGTCCGGTTGCCCGCACGAATCGTCGGCCGCGTAGGGGAGCGGCCACTCAAACATCACGACGTTCGTCGCATCCGGGTACGGCCCGAGGATGTCGTAGCAGGGATCGAGATCGAGCCGGTCCCGCTCCTGCGCCAGGCTGTTGACGCTGGCGTATCGGTAGACGTGGATCGACAGATGGTCCAGCGTCGGACACACCGCCGGATCCGGCAGGTTCCAACAGATGAGGAACGGAACGACCAACGCGAGGCGCCTCATGCGATCCTCGCCTGCGCCGCTGCGATGTCCACCGCGAGACCGACGAGCCGGTCCAGGTCGCGCCCTCCGGATGCCTTCGCCTTCACGTCCGCTTTCCCCTTGTCGAGTTTCACGGCGACCGCGAACAGCGTCGCGTGCGCGCTGCGATCGGAGGTCGAGATCACCACGTCCTCCCCGAGCATCGCGATCAGTTCGTGAGCCTTCGGCAGGCTCGTGCCCGCGATGACGATCTCCGAGTAGCACTCCCCGGCGACTTCCGTTTCCTTCACGCTGGCCGATACGACGTGCAGATCCAGTTTCACGATTCGCCCCTCTGATAGAGTTCCTTGATGCGTTGGCCTGCCTGTCCGAGACGGTCCATCGCCGCGACGAACTCCAAAGCGCGAACCGGATCGGGTTTCTTTGCATCCTCGTGAATGTACCGTCGCCAGAGCCCGGCGTGGATCCTGAGTCCTGCATCGCACCCGAGGCACGGCCGCGCCGCCTTATAGCCCCGCTGGTCCCATTCGTACTCCGTGACCCCGCTGCGCCGCGCCTGAACGGTGATCGGAGCCGGCCCCGTCACCCACACCACGTCGAGGCACTCCCGGCAGCCGTAGGTTCGCTCGGCTTGGTAGGTCACCGCAGCAGCCTCCGCGCCTGGTGCTCCGGCTCCAAGAGCGCCCGGATCTCCTCGGCGCCGTTCCTGTCCCCGGCGAGCAGGCGCCTCATGTGCAACCCGGTCAGTTCCTCCGGCGTCGGGATGAGATCGGCGGGTCTCGGGAAGCCGTACTTCGACCGCTCGCGGTCCTGCGTGAACGCGACCGCCATCGGCATCACGATCCCGAGAGGGAAGCGCGACCACAGGAGCCAGTAGGCGTCTCGCTCGTTTTCCTTCAGCGTCACACGGAAGGCGCCCTCCAGGAACCCGATCACCTTGCCGAACTCCTCGCGCGTCACCGCGGCTCCTTCGGATCGAACAGGCCGGCGAGCCCGGAACGGTCGCCACGCTGCGCCCGGACCTCGGGCGGTTCCCAAGCCGGTTTCTCCCGGTCCGCCTCGTCGAGCCATCGCTCTCCCCGGATCCACGTCGCCGCCAGGGGTACGAACTCGCCAGGGGGGTCGCCCTTGAGCCATTCCTTGCTCCGCGACTGGACGGACAGCGCCGCCAAGATCGCCGATCGTAGGGCAACGTCGGGCTTCAGGGCTCGCCATGCCTTTTCGGCGTCCGCCCGGCTCCTGCGCTTCGGGTAGACGTTCCAGAACTCGACGAACCCCTCAAGCGGGTCGAGTTGCACACGAGCAGTTGATCTAGATCTTGTAGTTCTGGGTACGGGATCGGGATCGGGATCGGGATCGGGGCTGGTTGTCACCTGGTCGGTCACCTTAGCCGGAACACCAGGTGAGGTCCTGCCGTTCCGGCTGGACGCTAAAGTACCGTCAGGATTACGGATAGCGGATTGCCAGCGAGACAATCCGCCCTTCCTGCTCGCCGACTCGTGCTGTTTTCTTGACGCGACGACCTGTTTTTTCGACGGGTTGTAGTCGAGGTAATCGTGAACTCGCCAGCCGCCCGGCTGGACCTCCCACAGGCCGCACTCGACCATGAGATCGCCGATGTTGAAGTTCTGGAACTCGCCGCCCGCGATGGGTTCCAGGTCGTGCGACATCATCTCGACGACGGCCGAAGGGAGGAACCCATCCGTCAGGTTCCGATTGCAGTAGCAGAGGGCGCGGACGTAGAGGACCGTCGCTATCGGGCCGGCACGGAGGATTTTGGGGTGCTCAGAGAAAGCGTCGTCGATCTTGACCCAAGCCATCAGGCGCCCAGAGGGTACAAAGGACCGGCCCGGCGGCCGCTTTTGGCGGGTGGCCTTGCTTGGGGGCAGGGGCACTTGCCGGGCCGGTCCTTTCTGCTCTCTGAGGTCTGCAACATTCGACCCGCCCCCATGAATCGCACGCTACTTCGACCGCCGAGGATTGTCCATAGGGTCCTCGTCGATGGTGATCTTCGAGCGCCGCGCCGTCACGATGACGTGGCAGAAGTGCAGCGCCTGATCCAGCGCCGAGCGCAGCGTCGCTCCGCAGTTGGAGCACTTTCCGGCCGAACCGGGCACGAGCATCCGGACCTCGCCCACGAGCGATCCGGCGTTGAGGCGGACGATACCCTTCGATGGCTGTCTCATGGGCGCACCGCCTGCGCCAAGGGTAGGAGGGGCTGGTCGTCCGGCGCGAACGGCCGACAGCCCCTCAACGCGAACGCGCTGTTGAGAGTCCCGAGCGCCATCGTTGCCATGTAGACGGCGGTCTCGTCGATCTCCTCCTGCGTGGTCGCCAGGTAGATGCCGCGAGGCAGGCCCCGCTTTCCTGTGACGCCGCAGATCGGATAGCCTTCGCGCACCTTGAGTAAACACAGGCCGCGGATTTTGCTCCCCATTTCCTTTTCGGTCTTCCCTTCGTAGAGCCCAAGGCCATTGGCGATCTTTTTGCAAGGGGCCGCCTGCTCTCGGCCCACTGCGTTCTCTTTCAGCCAATCGAGAATGGCTTGGGCCAGGCGCAGGGACCTTGCCGAAGGGCGGCTGCCTACCTCCTCGCGCTTGTCGGGAGGGACGAGCGAGTGGATCTGATCCCGAAGACTCTCGATGACATCCCAGATCATGGCTTGACCTTTCTGGCGCGGCGCGGCTTCCTGGTGTTCCGCTCGATCTCTTTGAGCGTGAGCGGCAGGCGGATGAAGTCGGGGCAGTTCAGCCGATCGAGCCGGTCCCGGATATCCATCAGGAGCGCGATTAGAGCGCCCATCCGGATCCCGTTGAAAGCGCCCTGCGCGTCTCCCGCGGTCCAGTCCATATTCTTGAGCCGCGTGTCGGTGCTCACTTACGCACCCCGGCGAGTTCCGCGGCGTCGTCGGCGCAGCGCGCGAGTTGTCGGGCGACCCACCACAGCCGCATCTCCTCGTCGAGTTTGTCCACCCATTCGGAGCAGCGTCGGTAGGCCGCCGCTTCCACGGCCCGCAGGAGAGGCTCGCCTCCGTTCGGGAATCCGGCGATCAGATCGAGGATCTCCGCTTGAGTCAGGATGGTTCTCATCGGACGCTCCGGACCGACTTCGAGACCGCCCGCACGCCAGGGATCGCGAGCGCCTGACGCTGCGACACTGCCAGCCGGTTCAGGTTCGGCTGGTTCGCCTCCAAGAGCGAGATCCACTCCGGGTGGGCGGCGACGTAGCGCACGAGCGCGTGCAGGTCGGAGACCTCCGCCGACCAGGTTGTCCGGCTCGTGACGCCCTCGACGTGCGCCACGGCCGGCGCCACGAGGATCTGCGGGACCACGATCGGCTCCGCGAGGATGGCGTCCGCGGCGGTGGAGTCTCCGGCGGTCTCCGCTTCCACGGCGTCCAGCAGCGCCCGTTCCTCCTCCTGGCGCCGCGCCTCGGCATCGAGGAGCCGCTGGCGTTCCAGCGCCTTCTTGCGCTCGGCCTGTTCGAACTCCGCCGCCTTCCGATCGTAGATGTCGCGCGCTTCCGCGATCGGACCGATGAGGCTATCCCGGGCCTTCAGGATCTCCCGCTTCGCCTCGTCCATCGCCTTCCGCGCCGGCTCGAAGTGCTCGGCGATCCGTTTCTCCCCCGCGCGCAGGTCGCGCACCCGTTCCAGCGCCACCCGATTGCTTTCGATGTCGTGCACCGACCACAGCCGGGCCGCCTCCACCGCAGGCGCCAGGGCCGTCACAATCGACGGCGCGTCCGGCCTGCGAATGATGATCTCCGTCCCGCCCCCACTCCGCTCAGAGTCCATGTTTCTCCTTGAAGGCGCACAGAGTCAGCGCCGCCTTGAACACCTCGAAGTCGTTCCGATCCTTGTGCTCCACGAGCCGGTAGTTTTCGTCTGACAGATGAAGCGTCCAGCGCGCCAGCCTCACGCCGTCCACGGGGCAGGCCGCCGCATAGGCCGCGACCTGGACACCCTGCCACGGGGACATCGACGGCCCCTTGATGTCGAGGACGCCGAGCCGATCGTTGATCGATACGAGCCGGTCGAGCGTCCCCTGGTAGTGGTAGGCGTGGTGCTCGACGTGTTTCTCGATGGGGCCGATCGCGGGACGAACCTCGTCCTTGAATCGCTGGTACTGCCGCAGCCTCCCGAGGATGATCGGATCAACGGTGGACCAGTCGAGCGTTCCCTCGTCGAGGTACTCGGTCGCCTTGTGGAGCGCCGAGCCGCGCGACAGGTCGTACTCTTTGAACCAGTCGGTATTGACGAGCCCGGCCCGCGCGAGGACATCAGTTACGTGCGGGAACTCTCCGGGCTTGCGATCACGCACGGGACTTCTCCATTGCCGCGCGGGCGGCCAGGCAATCCGGGAAGTGTTGAGGCGAATCGAACCCTTCGTCCGTAAAGCACGACGCATAGCAGGCGGAGCCATCGCGCGGATCTTCCGTTCCGAGCCCCTCAAGGGCCGCGACGAGAGTCTCGTGGGAGTTGCAAGCGCGGACGATGAAGGCCGCCTGCTCCCCGGTCACGCTCTCGCATACGAAGTGGCCGCCGTACCACTCCTCATGGTCATCGCCTGCCCCCGGCCCTATTTCGGAACCGTGACCGCGGCGCTCCGTGGCTTTGCACCCTGGCGGACAATCGCTGACGATCGCCCCGTTCTTTCCGATACGATACGGCAGCGGCGCAATCACGCGAGCCCGCCCTTCCCCGCCGCCGCCTTCTCGCACCGCGGGCAGCGCGCCTGGGGCGGACAGGTCGCCGCAGGCCACGCGAATATCCGCGGCGTCCGCCGCCCGCAGAGCGTATCGACGAACCGATCATGGACACGCAGCGCGCGGTGATACTTCCCGGTCGGGGTCTTCACACGGTAGAGCACGTACGCAGGCTCAGACATCGGTCGCCTCGATTCCCGTGGCGCTGCGTCCGCCCTTCTGCGTCATCGTCCACGGCACGCGCACTCGCTCCCCCATCGACTCCCGAGCGAAGGAGGCGAGCGTCTTGTCGAAGGTCCCGAGTTCCATGCCGTCCGCGCCGACCAGCGTGTAGAGGAGCCACTCCGTTCCGTCCGCGCGCTTCCCGGTCTTTTCCCGGATCGACTTCACCACGCCGACCCACACGTTCGGCGCGGCCGGCTCCGGCCCGTCATCGCTGCCGGGTTCGGCGGGTGCCGCACCCGAACGCGACGGCATCGCCACCGAAGGCCCGCCGCCTGCCGCCGTTTCCTTCTCCGGCGCGAGACCGATGATCGCCAGGAGCGCGTACCGTTTCGCGTAGGTCAGCGCGATCCCGACTCTCTGCTGCGCTCCGGCGCCCATGCCTTCCTGCATCTGAGCCACGGGCATCGGGACCTCGCCGCTTTCCTCGGAGTGCCCCATCTCGTGCGACACCCGCGCGACCGCGAAGACCTTGTCGCCCTCCGCTCGCGTGCGATATGAGACGGACAGGCCGAGAGGACCCATCACGGGAGAGATTGCCCGCATGATCTCCTCCAACTCCGCCCACGAGTAGGAGAACCGCCCCTTCGACGTCTGAATGTTCGCCGTCGACGTTTTCTTGATGGGCGGGCAGGTTCGCTGGAACTCCGCCATCGCTCCGTACCACGCCTGCCTCGCGCGCTGCGCCTGGACATCCTTCGCGAGCGCGACGAGCCGCTCCAAGGTTTCGATCCCGGAGTTGTGCTCGATCGCTTGCTGGATCAGCGCCTGCGGGTCGAGGACGATCTGCGCCACGGGCGCCGCTTCGTGAACCATCGCCGTTGTTTTCTTTTCGCTCAAGAGTTCCTCCCTTTGAGAATCAGCCCACCACTTACCGCGGACCAGCACCAGCATTTGAAGCACAGGACTTCACGATCCCCGCCGAACGTCGGCCGCTCCTTCGGTCCCGCAATCACCGCAATTGCAGATGGAGGCAGCGGACCGCCTGGCGGTTCCTTTCCGCAGATGACGCAGGCAGGGCTCACGGTTTCCCCTTCAGCGCGTCACGGAGGAAAAGGCGACCGGCACGTTCGAGAGAGCCGATCGAAGCGCTCCCCGTGCCGGCCGCCGGGAGAGACCCATGCCGGGTCGCCCCGCGTTCCCCCGCCGCGGTGAAGTTCGGGAAGCGCGCGCGCAAGAGCCGGCCCGCTTCCTTGATGGCTTTCATCTTCAGCCGGTGACGGCGCACGTTCGCGCGCAGGCGACGCTTATTACGCTTGCGCCAACGCTCGCGCGTCCGCATGCCCTTCTCGCTCTGTTCGTACTTCTCTTTCCGCGTCACCGCGTCACCCTCCAAATTGCCAGCGCCCACGCGAGCGCTTTGAACGAGCACCACGCGCATGCGAGCGCGAACACCATCACCGCCACGGGCAGCCAGCGCGGCGTTGCGAGAGATGAAGGTTCCAGGGCTTGCCATTGCCTCTGGACGCACAGGCCGCGGACGGACTGGCGCGGACGGGGCGGGTCGGTCCAGATGAGGCTCATATCGAGTCGCCCCACGTCTTAATGCCGCTCTTGACGAGCGCTTCCAGCGCCGCAGCGATCCGCTCCCTTAGTGCATTCGCAACGTTCTGATTGCAAAGTTCAAGTTCCCGTCCCGGATCGTCGATCCCGTTTAAGGTCCCGCCCCACGGGCAAGAGCCCATCCCGCACCGACCGCACACCTTCGGGGCGCTCACTTGCCACGCTCCTCGTCGATGCGTTCGTCGATCGCATCCTGCCGTCCTAGTTCCACTTCCCGGACGCGCTCGTAGTCGCGATCGATACGGTCCGCCTCCGCCGACAGCATGTCGCGCGCCCCTTCGCTTGCCCGATCGGTTTCGCAGCGGTCGCACTCGCACTCGTCGCCGTGCGGCGTTGTGTGCATGTCCGGCCCGTGCGGTCCTGGAATGTCCGACCACGGGCGCACGCGGTCACATTGCGCGCAGACGATCGAGTGGCAGCCCGGGCAGTAGTCGTCCTCCTTCGCCGTCGCGCACAGACAGATCGCGCAGATCATCGGCTCGCACCACGAGACGACGACGTGGCCGATCCTGCGGTGTACTTGCGCCTCGCGTTCGCTGAGAAGGTATCCGCCGGGCAAGCCGGCGCGCGGATCGCAAGTGGAGCACTTCGCGACGATTTTCATGACTTCTCCTCGACGAGTTGCACGCATTTCGGAGACGTGCCGATCCCGTTCGGCTCCCACACGCGCACCTTGAACCCGGCCGCCGTGAGTTGCGCGACCGCGACCTTCGCCTGCGCGTAGTTCGAGAACGTCACAGGGAAACCGATCATGGACGAGCCGGACAGGACGGTCCGATCTCCGTCCCTGCGGCGGATCTTGTGCCACTGCGGCTCTGTCGCCGACCACGATCGCCCCGCGCCGCGCCTCATGTCCGCACCGTGAAGGTATGACCCGGCCCGCTGTGGTAACTCTTGAACGATTCGAGCGCGCCCATAGCGCCGACACCGCAAGAGCAGATGGCCAATGGCGCGCGCTCCGCTCGAAGGGTCGCGGCTTCCTTGTCGGTCGCGCGTTGCTCCTCCTCGCGCTTGATACGCGCAAACTCGTCGTCCAGGTCAAAGCGCGCCGATTCGAGCGCGTCAGCGATGAGGCGCGCAAGGCTCACGCCTTTGTATGGCGTGCCCGAGCACGAGCCCGCGACGTTCGGGCCTTCGAGGGTCTCGACGATGATCGAGACGTGGATCCGCGTCGGTGTCATGGGCGCACCATCTGTGTCCGGCGCGCGCGGTTCCGTCCAATGTCCCAGAGCGCCTTGCGATCGGCTTCGGACGGTCCTGGATTGAAGCCGTAGGCGCCGCGCGCCTTGCCGACCTTACGCTTCCCGCGCCACAACATTCCCTCGCCCCCTCCGCGCCCCGTGTAGAGAATGCCGTCGACCACGGCTTCGATCTGGTACATGCGATCGGATAGGATGCCGCGCGGCGTGCGCCACGATGCGACCGCGCGCCATGTCCCTATCTGCCGTCCGCTCCACAGCGTGAGCGCGCCATCCTTCGAGGTATAGGCCGCGACACGTCCGGCCGCATGATCTACGTCGCCCCCTCCGGCCGCAAATTCCTTGCCGTTGTGCTCGACGATCCCTATCTCACCCGTGGCCGTTTCGATCGTTCTGGTATTCATCGCCTGCCCCCATTGAAGTCCGGATCCAGTTCTGTCCCGATGAAATGCTGCGCTAGCGCGTCGGTTTCTTTCGCCTTCTCTTCCTTCTCCACGATCGTGCGCGCCACGGCAACCCCGCCAGTATCCGCGCGCCCCGCTGTGTCGTACTCCGCGACAATTTCACGCAAGGCCCAAAGCGCCTGCTCGTACTCGTCGCGCGCCGCTTGCGCTACGCCCAATGGCGCGACTTGATTGTGTGCCGCGTAGGTGACCAAATCGTGCGCTTTCATCGCGTCACCTTGACTTTCGGGCGTTGCGGAACGTTTCCGGCCTGATACTGCGCGGCCCACTCGTCGATGATCGCCAGGTCCCCCGCGTCCAAGTCGTCGCACGATCCTGCCAGCGTCGCGCCCATCTGTCGCGCGACCGTATAGAGCACCGACTTCGGGATCCTGTCGTACCACGGCGCGTATGCCTTCGGTCGCGTATTCATCGCGCCACCTCGCGCCCCTCGTGTCCGGGACACGGGATCGGCTTGCCGTGACTGTCAGTGTGATTCTCGCAGCGGTCATGCCACATGCGGACATCGCGCACATCGTGGCCCATCGCATTGTGCCGATCCGCTCCATTGCTACCGAGAGGCTTCGGGATCCAATGCGTCGGATCCTTTCTGCCGTCCACGAGGTAACACGGATTCGGGTTGCGTGGGGCGTAACCCGGGTGCTTTAAGCCAGTAACATGCTCGGCGCACGTCCAGCACTCCGCGACGATCTGTGGCTTCGGCTCAACCTTCGGAAGGATGCGCCCCTTGGCGTCCCGCTTCGGTGCCGTCGCGGGATCGTGGCGCCTGCAGAAGCCGCGCTCAGTGACCGCAGGATTGCCACACCGACGCGCGGGACCGATGTCCGCCATCGTGCGGTACGCCAGGTGAGCCGTGCAGCGGTGCGCGCTCATGACCGCTCCACCACGAGCGCCTCCAGGGACGCGCGGCGAACCTCTGCGGGGCGAAGGTCTACGATTACCGGCCTGCACTCGTCAGCAAGGTGCCACGCCTCAGCGTTGCCACGCGTGATCTCGCCGTTCTCGTACAGCCCGAACTTGACCGGGATCCGAAACTCCGTGGGCCGGGTTTTCCACGTCTGACACCGCCCGGACACGCGACAGGCGACGATCCGTTCCTTGATGCCCCCGCGTGGCCCTATGATGCGCGCGCAGACATTCAGGCTCTCGAAATGCACCGTCGCCCCGTGCGCCAACCCTTGCGCCTGCTCTTTCGTAATCATTGTCTGCCCCCAAGGCTCTAAGCGTCGATCCGTTCTCAACGCTTACAGGGGGGATCATACGCTTGAAATACCGACACGCAAGACAAATCTTCGATCTATTTCGTTCGCTTAACTTCCCGTCTCGTTCGCGCAACCTACACCACGCATTAATTCCGCCATTCTGGCACTCTTGACACGCCGATCCTGCGCGGGGTAAAACAACGCGCCTTTCGTTCCACGGTCGATCCGTTGACCGGACCCCAGATGGACATGAGATCTGTAGTTGTCGTCGCGTCTCACACAGCGAGCGCGAGCGAGCGGCCGCAGTACGATCTGGCCCTCGGGAAAAGCGGAGGATAGATCTACGACGACTCTTCGAATCATCGGAGAACCGACGTCATGGAAACGCGTCGGCTTCAGTCCGCGCGGCGGATTCCATTCCTACGTTCCCGCTGACGTGAAAGCCGCGGAGGTAGCGATCGGTCGCGCTTACGTCGCGCATGGCGGCAAGATGATCGAAGGCGCTGTCGGTCTCGCGTGCGCGTTTTACGTTCGCGGCCGGACGAGCGCTGCGCACCTGGACAGTAGAGACGCGGACAACATGCTCAAGACCGTCAAGGATGGTCTGCAGGGTGTCGCGTACACGAACGATCGAAGGGTGACGGTCGCGGTCGCGTTGAAGGTGTGGAGCGCTACGCCAGAGACGCGGATCGCGGTGTGGTCGGCGGAAGAGGTTGACCTGTTCCTACGGCTTGACGCTGTGGTCGCGCGTCTCCTGGCGCCGACTCTTGAAGATAGATCCGCGGTGCGATAGCGTCGCGGTGTGAGCCTACTGTCTGCTGACTGTGACCGCTGCGCCCGACGCAAGAAACGAGATGAGCGCGGGCGGTTCGTCAGCACGTCGCACACCTGTCCGCTGTCGCGGATCTGGCGCGCGTATATCAAAGAGACGATCGAGCACTCGCACCGCGTGATGGCGCTGTACTCGAAGCCGGGACGCTTCGGCGGCAAGCCGGTCTCCTTCGACTTCCGATGAAGTCGCATCCGTTCGACGTTCCAGATGACGGTCTCGGACCTTTCCCGACAATCGACGATCACCGCTACGGTCTCGGACCTTCGATCAACGCGGAGATGACGATTACGCAAGTCGCCATCGACGCTCTGACTCCGGCGCTGTATAACCCACGCAAGATCTCCGCGCGCTCGATGCGTCTCCTGACGGAGGAGATCAAAGCGTACGGACTCGTCGAGCCGCTCGTTTGCAACAAACGCGGCGGTTCATTGATCGTCATCAGCGGACATCAGCGCCTGAAGGTAGCGCGTGCGCTCGGATGGCAGACCGTGCCCGTGCACATCCAGGTCGATGAGACGCGGGAGCGGGCGCTGAACCTGGCGCTGAACAACCCGGCGCTGCAGGGCGAGTACGACGATCCGCTCGTGGCCGCGCTCTTGCGGTCTATGCCGTCCGAAGACGCGGGCCTTGCGGGGTTCGGCGCGGAGTACGCGGGGCTGTTGTCGGCGGACACGGAGGCGGAGGAGCCGGACCAGTACGCGGTTCCGAAGGAGCCGGTGACGAAGGTCGGCGACATGGTGACCCTCGGACCGCACCGGCTGATCTGTGGTGACGCTACGGATCCGGCCGTGGTGGCGCGACTGCTGGACGGGACGCGGTGCGACGCGATGGTATGCGACCCGCCGTACGCGATCTACGGGTCGTCGTCGGGGTTGAGCGCGTCGATCACGGATGACAAGATCGTCCGGCCGTTCTTCCGGTCGGTGATCGGCGTGGCGCAGGCGTCGGTCAAGATGTTCGGGCACGTGTACATCTGCTGCGACTGGCGGTCGTGGCCGTCGTGGTGGGAGGTTGCGCGGGGGACGCGGATCGAGCCGAAGAACCTGCTGGTATGGGACAAGAACGGCAGCGGGCTCGGGAGCAATTGGGCGAACACGTACGAGTTGATCGGGTACTTCGCGCACATGCCGGAGCAGAAGGTGATGACGGGGGGGAGGAAGGCGGGGCAGCGGTCGGTGTTGAAGTCGAACATCATCCGGGCGAAGCGGCCGGTAGGATCGGCGCGTCAGCACAACGCGGCGAAGCCTGTGGACCTGTTGGAGGTCGTGATCGGAGCGGCGACGGACGCGGGGGAGAGCGTGCTGGATCCGTTCGGCGGGTCGGGGAGTACACTGATTGCGGCGCACCGTCTCGGGCGCCGGGCGCTGCTCGTGGAGATCGACCCGGGGTACTGCGACGTGATCCGGGCGCGGTGGGCGGCGGAGGCGAAGGGGTGATCTACGTACTGGTGTTCGCGGTGGGCGTGCTGGCGGGGTATCTCGTGCGTCAGTGGGAGGAGCGCGAGGAGCGGCGGTGGACGGACCGGTGGGGCGGCTGGGCCTGATGGCATCGAATCCGGGGCACGGGGGGCAGCGTCCGAAACAGGCGGACACGGCGGTGGCGAAGATCGGGGTGTACCGTCACGAGTACGTGCTGGCGGTGTGCCGTGCGGCGCGGCGGGCGTGGGAGGCGGAGAAGGCGAAGGGCGGGCGCCTGTACCGGGTGAAGAAGCCGGACCGGAGCCTGCGGGCCGCGGTGGACTACTTGGTGCGGCTGCGAATGGCGGCCATCGGGAAGGCGCTGGCGGATGACCAGCCCGGGGCGGCGATCCTGGGGCTGGCGGGGTTGGAGGACCGGTGCCTGGGGCGGGTGAGCACGGCGGATCCGATGGTGGCGACGAGCGAGGCGAAGCCGCTGGTGCTGGTACTGGGTCCGAATCAGGGGGTGAACATGGGGCAGTTCGGATACCGGCCGGCGGCTCGGGCGTTGCCGGCACACGAACCGGAGGGGGGCGACGATGCTGGATCATGATCCCTCGAAGTGCAGGACGTGCCGAATCGGTAAGAAGTTCCTGCGGGCCTGGGGCGCCAGGGAGTCGCGTCAGGACTTCGCGGAGAACATCGGGGACAGCCTGCCGGATGAGATCGTGGAGCCGGAGTACGGCGGGGATCTGGGGTTCAACGAGCCGGGGCAGGAGTGAGGCGCCTCGGGGCGGTTCTCGCCCTGGCGATGATGGGCGCCTCGCCGCATCATGCGCCGCCCCCGCCGAACCCGGCGGCCTGCCTCGACTCGCCGACGCGGCACCTGTGCATCGTGTGCTGTGAGGCGGAGTTCGCCGGTTCGTCCGTGCCGCCCGGGGCCATCCGGAAGGTGTGCGGGTCCATCTGCGTCCTCAACGTGCCGCCGCCCCCGAGCGGATCCTGCCCGCAGCGGTGAGACTGAAGCGCCCCGAGCGGACGGCCGGGAGAGTCGAGACCATCCCGATCGATGCGTTCAGGGGGGACGAACTGCTCCCGACGCAGGAGGCGTTCCTTCAGGACGCGACCCCGGCGAAGGTCTACATCGGGCCGTTCGGCAGCGGGAAGACGAAGGTCCTGTGCTGGCAGGCGATCATCCTGTCGCACTGGTTTGCGCCGAACTGCGGGCTCGTCGGCCGGTTCACCTACCCGGAGTTGAGGGACACGACCAGGAAGCAGTTCATGGAGTACGTCGACCCGCGCTTGATAGATAAGGCGAACACGAGCATCCCCGAGGGCGGGGGCGGGCATGTGACGTGGAAGATCGGCGGGCAGACGCTGTTCCGCAACCTCGACTCTCCGGAGAAGTTCGGGTCCCTGGCGCTCGGGTACGCCGGCATCGACGAGATCACCGAATGCCCGTCCTCGGTCTTCGACCATCTTCACGGCCGCGTGGGGCGCCACTGGAACGCGACGCAGTTGAAGAAGGAGGACTGGCCGTACTCGCCGCTGTACGGAGTCGGGAACCCGGGCGGTCAAGATTGGGTGTGGCGCCTGTTCTTCAAGGACACCGGGCAGAGGGACCAGTTCGCGGGGTTCCAGCCGAAGCCGCGGGAGAACGAGAAGCACCTGCCGCCCGGGTACTACGACAACCTGGCGAAGGGCAAGGCGAAGTGGTGGATCAAGCGGTTCCTCGAAGGCGACATGCGGGCCTTGGAGGGGCTGGTCTGGCCGCAGTTCGAGGTGCGGAGCAACGTGGTGCGTCCGTTCCTCCTGCCGAAGGGCTGGTCGCGGATCACGGCGCTGGACCACGGGCGCCGGAACCCGACGGCGCACACCTGGAGCGCGGTGGACTACGACGGCAACCTGATCGTGTACCGCGACTACGAGGTCGCCGGGCCGTCCGTGGCGGAGCACGCGCGAGCCATCATGAGCCGGGACCGCGGCGAGACCTACGAGCGCCGCGTTGCAGACCCGTCCATCTTCGCGAAGAATCAGAGCCACGGGGACAAGTGGCACTCGATCGCCGAGGAGTACGCCGAGTGGGGGCTCGACCTTGAGGCGGCGGACAACGCGATGGACGCGAGCCTCGACCGGGTGGGCGTGCTGCTCTGGCCGGACCCGACGCACACCTTCCCGGAGTGGCACCCACGGGCCGGGCAGAAGGGGGCGCCGCGACTCTACTTCTTCGAGAACTGCGAGCGGACCATCGAGTGCGTGTCGTCGTGGCGGTTCAAAGACTTCCGGGGCGACGGCCTGGGGCTCCGGGAGGAGCCGGTGGACTTCGACGACCACCTTCCTGACTGCGTGCGATACACGGTCCTGACGTTCACGGAGCCGTCGAAGCGCCCGAAGATGGAGAAGCCGCTCGACATCGGGAAGTGGCAGCGCGACCGGAACAAGGCGCTCTGGCGAGAGGCTTCGGCGGCGGCCACGGACAGGCGCCGCGAGCCGGATTATTGACAAGATTCATGCCGAGCGCGTACCCTCTCGCCGTGTTCGCCGTAAAAGGGGCAAAGACTTGCGCGGGATGCGTGGCCCGCTCTGAGGAAGTCGAACGCCTGCGGACTCAGAACGATCTCCTTCTCGCGCAAGTCCTGACCTTGGCAGGGAAGGCCGACTACGTGGTCAAGAGCCACGACGATCCGCCCGAGGACGAGCCGCCGCAGGAAGACCCGCCCGTCGATCCGTTCCTTGACGCCGAAGGCAAGTTGCTCAAGTACGCGGAGAATCGCGACCTCAAGCCCATCGAGTTCGCCGATGCATGAGCCGACGCAGGACGAGCGCAGCCGCCTGAATCCGGCGACGGCGACCTCGAAGACGTTCCACGTCCCGGCGCGCACCTACCAGGCGACCTGCGGCACGCGGTACCAGGCGGACGTGAACGGCTCGCTACGGAAGATCGATGCCGGCCGGCGCCTGACGAAGGCCGAGAAGAAGGCCGCCAAGCGCGCGCGGCGCCGCTCCCGTGGCTGACACAGGCGACAGCGGCCGGTACTCCCCCGAGAAACTCCGAAACCCAAGAGGCGAAGCCGAGATCGTCGCGTCGCTCAATCACGACGTTTCCTCCGGCGAATGGATCCTGGCGCGCCTGCACCGGGCGTGGTTCGAGGATCTCCTGTGGTTCTACGGCGAGCACTACCTCGACTGGAACCCGCAGACGCGGCGGTTCCAGCCGCGGCCAGGGAAACAGATCGTCCCGCGCTCCACCTCCAACCTGATTTACCCGATGGTCGAGATCGGGATGCAGATGTTCCTCGACTCGCTGCCGATGGCGCGCTTCACGCCGACGACGCCGGACCAGGAGGACCGTAACGCCTCGGACGCCGCGACGGGGATCATTCAGTACCGCGACCTCGAAGGCTTCGTGGCGCAGAAGAAGGGCGACCTCGCCGGGTGGGTCGTCAACTGCGGAACCGGTTACCTACAGCCGGGGCCGGACCTGGCGAACGCGGAGCGCGTGCAGGTGCCGCGCATGACCGAGGGGCCGCCGGACGAGACCGGCCAGCCGACCGAGATCCCCGAGATGGACGAGGCGACCGGTGCGCCGGCCTTCGACGAGGTTCCGGTATGGGATGAAGGCGTCGAGGTCGTGGCGCCCTTCGAGATCGTTCCCGACTGGAATGCGCGAGCGCCGTGGGAGTGGCGCCGCTACACGCAGGTGAGAGCCCGCACACGAGACTGGCTCGCCTCGGTCTTCGGCAGCAACGTGCGGCAGATGGTGCAGCCCGAATCGCACCCGAGCGCGACCGTAGGGACGATGGGCTACTACCAGGTGAAGGTGCTCGACATTCAGATGCGGGCGGGCGCCTCGGGGTCTTACGGCCTGCCCTACGGCTACAGCGGCGGCGCGCTCGCCGACTTCAAGTACATGGAGGACTCGGCGATCGTGATGCGCCGTGTCCAACTTCCGACCGATCAGTACCCGGACGGGCGGCTCCTGATCACCGCCGGCGACAAGTTGCTCGCCGACGACGTGAATCCGTTCAAGGACAAACTCGACCTGTTCATGTTCCGGTGGTCGGTCCTGCCGGGGAGCAACCACGGCTTCGGGATGGTGCGGAACCTGGTGTCGCCGCAGAAGCGCCTCAACGGCATCGACACGCAGACGGACTACATCCGGAAGACGATGGGATCGCCGCGGGTGATCGCCGAGCGCCGGTCGCAGGTCGCCCTCGACCTGACCACCGCGGACCCGGCGCACATCATCACCTACAAGGGGAAGGGCGGCACGCCGCCGCCGGTCGCCATGCCGGCGATGGGCGCGTCCTTCGACGCCTGGCGCCAGCGCGAGGCGATCATCGCCGACATGCAGGCGATCTCGGGGATCAAGCCGCCGATGGACGGGACGGCGCCCCCGGGCGTGACCGCGAACGTGAGCCTTGAGACGCTGACCGAGTTGAGCGGCAAGAGATTCCAGCGCGCCATCGCGGAAAATCGAGAGATGTTCCGGAGGTGCTACGACATGCGGATCAAGATCGCGCAGAAGGCGCCCGCCTGGCAGGTGCCGCGGTCCGTGCCGATCATCGGCGCCGACAACAAGATCCAGATGCGCGACTTCCGGGCCGCCGACTTCACCGGGAACATGACGGTCGATATCGAAGCGGTGCCGACGACGGCCCTGTCGCAGGCGGTGAAGAAACAGAGCGTGATGGCGCTCCTTCAGGTGGGCCTGATCGACGTGAGCCGCGAGCAGAACCGCGACCGCCTGCGCTCGCTGTTCGGCGTCCCCGAGTTCACCGACGCGGTTGACCTGCACGTCCGCATGGCGCAGGACGAGAACCGGCGCCTGTCGCAGGGGATCCCGGTGCAACGCCAGCCGTTCGACAACGATCAGATCCACGCGCAGGAGCACATCGAGGACACGAAGTCGGGGGATTTTCAGAGCCGCCCGGACATGCTGAAGCAGTTGGCCTATACGCACATCCAGGAGCATCTCGCGGCGCAACAGCAAGCGCAGGAGTTGCAGGCGCAAGCCTACCGTGAGACGATGCGCCAACAGACGGGGCTCCAATCGGGCGGGGCGCCCGCCGCTCAGGACGGCGCGGCGCCCCCATCCGGCGATGAGGAGCCCGGGGGAATGGTTCAATGAAACCGCCGACGTCACCGTTCAGCCGCGCCACACCCGCCCCGAAGTCGCACGCCACGATGTACGTTCCCCACGATCACCCGCTCGCGAAGGCGAAGGTCGGGGCGAAGGTGAGCGCCAAGGTCAGTGGCCACGTTCGCGAGATCGCCAAGGACAACGACACCGGGAAGCGCGTGCGCGTCCACCTCGAAGGGCTCACGCATGACGACGGCAGCGACGCGGATGGCGACAACGACGCCGATGCTCCGGCCGGAGGCGGCGATATGGTGTGCCCGAACTGCGGCATGCACGGCGACGGACCCTTCTGCACTTCCTGTGGCCGGAGAATGACACCGGCGAAGGGAGGAGCCTGACATGCCGGCACGATCGCAGGCGCAGCAAGAAATGATGGGCGCGGACCTGGCGCGGCTCCGCAAGGGGCAGCCGACGCGCACCGGAATGAGCGAGCAGCAGTTGAAGGACTTCGCTTCGACGCCTCGCAAGGGCCTGCCGAAGAAGGTGAAGCCCGACACGCACCTCGGGCAGGCCATGAAAACGCACCGATGAACCGCCCTCTTGCGTCCAGGGGCGGCCTACCTGACTCGACGAGCACCCGGCCTTGCCGGACTCCGAGCAACTGAGAGGGACAGCGATGTCTGACGAGGGACGAGACGTTGTGGAGGAAGTGGCCGAGAGGTTGAACGCCCTGGCGGCGTCCGGCGAACCGGAAGGCGCACCCGCGGAGGAAACTCCCGCTCCTGCGCCCGCCGAAGCGCCCGCGCCTACACCACCGGCGGGAGACTCCGAGGTCGAAGTCGGAGGGAAGAAGTACAGCCGCGCCGAACTCGAAGAACTGCTCAGTCGTGGAACGCTCAGGCAGGACGACTACACCCGGAAGACTCAGCAAATCGCCGCGGAGAAGCGCGCGATCGAGGAGCAACGGGAGTCGATCACACGGCAGCAGCGGCTCTACGAGGAGGCGCTCGCGCGTCTCGCAGGAGGGAAGTCGTCAACGACCGAGGAAGTCGAGGCGGAGGAAGACCTCGAACTGTCCCCGGCGATGCGGCGTGTTCTCAAGCGTGAGCGCGAAGCACGAGAGGCACTCGCGAAGGAACTGACGGGCCTGCGTGAAGGGCGCGAGGAGGAACAGCGCCAGGAGCAGCAGGGCCGGGTCAACGGTTTCATCGTCGAGCACGCCGACACCGAAATTCGGGCGTTGATGAAGGCGAAGGAAATTCCCGACAGCATGTTCAGGATCATCCGTCAGGCCATCGCCTTCGAGAACCCGAACACCTCCGATCCGATCACCGGCGAACTGACTGCCGAGAGCGTCAAGCACGCCATCCGGCAGCATTTCGATCAGGCTGCGAAGGACCTCCTCGACTGGAAAACGAGCATCGCCACCACCACGGTTCAGGGTCTCAAGAAAGCGGCGCCGAAACCGCCGCCCGGTCCCGGTCTCCGTCCCTCGACTCCCGGCGCGCCTGCCAAGAACGGTAGGCCGGCGAAGGTCTGGGAGGATGCCGAGACCGTCGATGAGGTCGTGAGCCGCATGACGGGGGTTTTCCCCGGCGGGGACTACGCCCCGTAACAGGAGTCTCCTCAAGTGCCAGCAGCCGCGCTTTCCGGCAGCAATGCCGTCAACATCTCCGGCTCCTCGATCTTCGCGATCTACAAGGAGGTCTACGGAGACCGGATCCAGAAACAGGCCAACCTCGAACGGTGGATCTACAACCAGTTCGAGAAGTCGAAGACGCCGTTCGGCGGGAAGTACTGGACCGAGCCCTTGCAGGACGAGGGCGGCCAGTCGGTCGGCTCCTACAACCAGGACGAAGGAGTCGCCGACCCGCAGCCGGAAACGACCAAGGAGATCCAGATCAAGTCGCGCTTCCACTTCGCGACCGTCCGGCTTTCCGGGTTCTCGATCGAGTCGGCGAAGAAGAACCTGTACGCCTTCGCGCGGACCAACAACTTCGAGATCAAGTCGAAGACGGAGTGGCTCCTCTCGCAGTTGAACTGCCAGATGTTCCAGGCAGGGAAGGGGATCCTCGGATCCATCACCACGCCGATCAGCAACGCCGCGGGCGGTTCCTTCACCGTCGATGTCACGGCGGGCCAGACCCAGGGCACGTCGCCCTTCTGGTTCCGCAAGGGCATGAAGGTGGACGTCTGGAACGCCGCGCTCTCCGCCCGCCGCAACTCCGTCGACACCACGACGAAGGGCGCGGGCTGGCAGATCGCGTCGTACAACAAGACGACGAACCTCGTCACCATCGTCTCGACGCAGACCACCGCCGGGGTCATCGCAACCGACGTGGTGGCCTACGAGGACTCGCTGCTGACCGGCACCTTCGCCGCGTCGGATGCGGGCGGGAAGCAACTCACCGGCCTGGCGACCCTCATCGACGACGTGAACGAGGGTCCGCAGACCGTCCAGAACATCGACCGCAACGTCTTCACCATCTTTCGTGGCAACCGGATGGCGAACGGCGGAACGCGCCGGCCGATGGCGCTCGACCTGATCCAGCAGGGTTCGGATCAGGTGGAGTTCGCATCCGGTGAACCGCCCAACCTGCTCGTCTCGGGGCCGGGGCAGCGCCGGAACTTCCTCAACCTGCTCTGGTACGACGTGCGCTACGAGCCGCAGACCCTGAAGGGCGGCTACAAGGTGCTCCAGTACAACAACATGGACTACCGCGTCGACAAGGACTGCCAGGTCGCCCGGCTGTACATGCTGAACTCGGAGTACTTCAACAAGTACGAGGTGAAACCGGTCGGTCTTCTCGATCAGGCTGGCACGTCGATGGAGCGTGTCCCTCAGTACGACGTGTACGAGGCGCTCGTCGGCGGCTACCTGAACTTCGGCGCGACTCGTCCGAACGCCGGAGTGAAGATCACGGATCTCATCGAGCCGTAGTTCCTCGCCCACCCCGCAAGGGGCGCCGGTTCGGCCGCGACACCGGGCCGGCGCCCTGACGGAGGGAAGATGAAGGGCAAGACGAAAAAGGCGAAGTTGACGGACCTGATCCGGCGCGCCGGGATGATCGACGAGCAGAAGCCGTGGATCGTGGCGCCCGCCGTGATGTCGGCGATCAAGAACTACGACGGCAACCTGATGATCTACTGGGATCGTCAGGGAGAGCGATATTGCATCGCGCGCCGCGGCGAGATGAGCGGAAAACTGCACTTTGTCGCGATCTGGGAGGACGACGAGGGCGGCTACCTGCCGCTCGACGGTCGGATCCTCGACGCGCTGCGCGCCTGGGATCTGCGCCCCACCGTGAGCGATACGCCGAAGAATGCGGACCAGTACGCCGCGATGCTTGACGCGCAGGACGCGAGGCAGGCGTCGAAGGACGACGCCGACTTCGTGGACGACATGGACCACTTGACCCGGGCGAACCGGCGTCAACTCACCAAAGCGATCGAGGAGGCTCACTGATGTCGCATCTGTGGAACACGTCCCGGTTTCCCCTCATGGCGCACTACGGCGGCATCGCCTACCCGTTCAAGCCGGGCGAGCGGGTGACGATCAAGAACGTCAAGGTGATCGACCGCAAGACCGGAGGGCAGGCCGAGGTCCACATGGCCGAGGACATCGCGGCGCACCTCTACGCCGACCTGCAGGCCCGTGGCGTCGTCCTCATCGATGACGAGCACCCGCTGACCGACGAGCAGTATCAGTCGCTCGGGAACGAGGCGCAGATCGCCTTCATCACCGGGTTGATCGACGACTTCAACTCGCTCAACTCCGAGATCGCCAGCGGTGGCGGAAAGAAGACCCTGACCGTCCCGCCGCACTACCGGGAACTTCAGCGCGAGCGGCTCCGCCTCCTGACCGAGGCTGGCGATGCCCCGGACGGAGGTTCCTTCATGTCCCCTGAGGAACTGAAGGACCTTCAGAAGCGGTCGGAGATCCCCCGGGCCGAGGCGCTCAACCGGATCCTTCGCGCCGTCGCCTCGGGCGACACGGATGCGATCATGGAGGCGGCGAAGTCGGCAGCCGGCGGCGGTCCCGACCCTGGCGACTTCGTGGGCGAGACCCCCGAGGGCGAGTTCGCCGATGCGGAACCGGCACGGCGCCGCGCGCGCCGCGGCCGCCCGCCTGCCGCAGCCGCCGAGTAGGCGATGGTCCAGAACGTCCAGCGGCTCGTCGATCGGACGCGCCGCTACATGCAGGACCCGGCGGGTACGGCGCAGGGCCAGACCTTCGCCGACTCCGATCTCGTCGATCTCCTCAACGAGGAGCAGGACGAGATGATCGCCACGATGATCGAAGGCAGCGAGGATTACTTCGGCGTCGCCGTCGATCTGGCGTTTCAGGCGAACGTCAACGTCTACCCCCTATTCGACGGGTGCCTGTTCCTGCGGAAGTTGTCCTTCCTGGGGAACGGCACTCAGACCCCGAGCGACGCGATCGAATCGCGCCTGATCGAAGGCGTGTCGAGCCCGGGCGGTATCGCCACGCCGGAGGGGACGGACTACTTCTACTCGGTCTATGGCGACAACATCAACGTCCAGCCGACGCCGACTGCGGACCAGGCAGCGGCGATGCGCCAGTACGCCATCCGGGACCCGGGGCCGATGATCCTTGAGACGCTGACGACGCCGAACATCGTGGACGCCTCGAACTTCAAACTGGCGTCGGTGGACGCCCCGAAGGAAGACGACATCCTGATCGGAACCCGCGTCCACGTCGTCGCCGGGACGGGGATCGGACAGATGCGGAAGATCGCCGACTACGTTGGGTCGACGCGCCTGGTGACGGTGGATCTGCCGTTCTCCCCGGCGCTCGACAACACGAGCAAGATCGCCACGGAGACCAGGATCGTCCGGCTGTTCCACAACGTTCTCCCCCTCGGGGCCGCCATCCGCTCGAAGGCCATCGTCGAGGAGGACAGTTCGAAGATCCAGCGCATCTACGACCGCGGGTGGGAGAAGTTCGAGGACTTCGTATACCGTTCGCGCACCTACGCGCAGCGGTCGATAGCGCCCTTCGACATGGACGCGTTCTAGGGGACCCGGTTTCCCCTCCTTTCAGACCGGCGCCGCCGGGGGCGCGTCGGAGTGAGGTGTAGCGATGTCAGGTATCCGTCTCGTCAACAAGAACGAGTACTTCTTCCCGTGGGCGACGCTCCTTCAGGCCGTCGATCCGACCGCGCCCGGGAACACGACCGGGATCGCGAGGCAGCCGACCGCCTCGAAGATCCTCGACGTGTTCGGCATGCCGTTCGACGGGATCGTGAAGGCTCTCGTCATGGTCATCAACACGGTGGGCGCGGCCGGGAACTCCACCGACCTGAAGTGCGCCTACCGGATCAGGAACGGCGGCCTCACGCTGGCGGGCACGACCCTGGTCACCGAGGATGCGCTCGCACTCGACATCTCGGCGACGCCTGACCTGATCCCCGTGGCCGGGACGCGCCTCATCGCCGGAGGGCTGGCCGGGCAGGCGAATATCCCCATCGGCTCGCAGATCCACCTGCACTACAACGAGACCGGAACGATCGGAACGGGGACGCGCCCCATCGTCAACCCCGTGGGGCTGATCCTCCAGGCGGCCGGCAACATCGACCCACGCGACATCTCCTCGAAGCACTGAGGCGTGCTTGCGTCTTACCTTCCCGATGCGAACGGGGCGTCGCAGGACTGGACGCCCGCGCCGGTCATTCCGGCGTACCAGTGCGTCATGGACTTCGACGGACAGGACGACGACTCCTCGTTCATCGAAACCCAGACGGTCGGGAAGGTCTCAACCTTTGCGACACGGGCGCGGCCGATTCTCCTGCAGACGGTCGCGCTCGTGTCCTGGGTGGCGGTTACGATGCGGCTCACGGCTCTCTCGGGGTTCCCGCGGGCGGTCTACAGGCTCGTGTCGCAAGGGCAGGTCTTCGAGGGTCCGGCCGTGGCTCCGGCAGTCGGCTCGTACACCACATTCGACGGCGCCGCGTTCGGTTCGGCGTGGCTCGCATTCTTCGACCCGGCAACCGGCAAGCCGTGGACCTTCGAGGCGGCCATGCTCTCAGAGTTCGGGCTGCGGTTCTCCTCCGGCGGTGGCAACGACATCCGCTGCACGCAACTCAGAAAGCGCGTGAACTTCGCCATGCGTCCTGAGCCGAACGCCGTGCGATTCTCTCGGGGGCTGTGATGGAAGGGCCGAGCCTCACTGTCTCCGACTTCCCCTACGGCCTGATGACCAAATTGTCGCCGACCGAGATGCCTCCCGGGTCTGCCCTCGTGTCTCTCGACTGCGACTACAACACTCTGAACGTAGGATCGAGGAAAGGCTTCGGGAGGGTCCTGGAGAACGGGCCAGGGGCAATCAAGATCGCGGACTTCGAGTCCGGAGAGGCGTGGTCGGGAGGAGCGGCTGACCTCCTGAACTTCGTGATCCACGAGGCGGCGGCCGATGGGGTACAGGGACGATCGCGTAACACGATCGCCGGGCTCGCCGTCTCCACGACGCTCGCCCTGACGCCGCACGTCAACATGGGAACATCCCTCACGGACGTGTTCCACCTCTGGATCCTCTGTCGCACCCTGAGCGCCGGAGTCACCGGCTACGAAGTGGCCCTCCAGTTCATCACGAGCGGAGGCAACTACTACGAAGCGATCATGGCGACCAGCGCCGATCCGGACAACCTTCTGGAGAACGGCATCGACAAGTACCACCGCGTGCGCCGATCTGAGTTCGTCGCGACGGGTGCGCCTGACTGGACGGACATCTCCTCGATCGCCATCCTGGTCCGTGCGGTAACTGGCGTCGGGTCGGTGGCCGTCACCTTCGACAACCTGCACCGAACTCCGGGGCTCGTGCAGGACCTGTTCCAGTTCCGCCGGCAGAGCGGGGCCGCGGCGGGCGCCTCCGACTTCTTCGTCGTCACGAACGGGATCCTGTACAAGAGTGACGGGATGCGCTGGCAGCCGATCTTCACCGGCTTCGATCCGTCCGCCGCCGTTCACAGTATCAGCACACAGGACCGCCGCCTGATGACCGACGGCGTGACGACTCCCCGCCTGCTCCAACCTGACGGCTCGACGGTGTACCGCCTGGGGATCGTCGGTCCCCCGAAGACGCTCACGGCCGCGCAGATCGCCGGAGGCGGACTCCCGGACGGCGCCTACTTCGCGCAGGTGCTGTTCTATTCGTCGAAGACGGGGTTCTTCTCCGCCCCAGACGACCGCGTGCCGCTGAACCCGATCATCACCATCGCGGGCGGCGGCGGCGTTGCCGGGATCCAGTTCTCCAACATCCCGGTGTCCACCGATCCCCAGGTCGATTGGGTGATCATCGGCCTGCGGCCCGACACCGAACCGGAACTGTTCTTCCGGATCTCGGATGGGCTCTACGGTGAGGTCCCGAACGGGACCACCACGTTCACCTACACGGAGAGTTACGCCAACCTGCTGGCGCGCAGCCTGACCGCCATCGATCCGGACCTCGACTACCCGTCCGTGGTGGACCCAACGACGGGGTTGCCGGTCGAGGCGCACCCGATGTTCTGGGCGGAAGCCGGCGCGTACATCCTGACGGCGATGGCCGAGAAGCCGACCGTGGTGCGGTGCTCGCGCTTCAGGAACCCGGGATCGTGGGCTATCGACGACGAGTTCCCGCTCGGGGAGAACGATCAGGAGAGCCTCACCGGGATCAAGGTGGCAACGAGCCTGATCGTCGCGATGAAGCGTGACGCCGTGTACCCGGGTCGCGTGGTCGGCGGCGACGAGAAGATCCGCTTCGACCCTCCCGTCTCCGACCGTGGGGCCACCTCGCAGAAGGGGATGGTCGTCGTCGGCGGCAAGATCATCTACCGCGCGCTCGACGGCATCTACCACACCGGCCCCGGGCTGGCCCCGAAGAAGTTGACCGACCTGACGCAGCCGACCTGGCGCGACCTCTGGGATCCGTTCGGCATCTCGTCAGAATGCACCGTCCCGATCCGCGACGCAGAACAGGTCGTCACCTTCGGGCGAAAACTCGGGTCGCAGTTCAACGACCGTGGGTGGGTCACGCACTACCGGACGGTCGGAGTCGAGCGCACCGGGAAGTTCCCGCAGTGGGCTCCGACGATCTGGCGCATGGGCGCCGACGTGGCGACCGAGGTTCTCCCGTCTTCGGTGGACGGAGGCGTGTGGGAGACGTGGATCGCAGCCTTCGGGCAGGTGTGGCGCATCGGCGGGACGCAGGACGACGACCGCCCCATCACGATGGAGCACCGGACGGGGTTCATGAGCCCGGACCCGCAGCGGTCGCACATCTGGCGCTTCGTGGACGTGGAGACGCAGTGCCCTGGCGCGGCGAACCTGGAGATCGATTGCTTCCTCGGGACCGTCGTCTCGCCTGATGTGACGCCAACCGTCCCGCTACAGGGCAATTCCGCGGTCCTCGGGTCGTTCGTCCTCGGAACCTCCCGGCTCGGAGCGGCTCCCTACGCGATCCCGCGTGTGCGTCTACCGTTCACGCCGGCCCACTACATCTCCATCGGTCTGAAATGCACCTCCCGGAATCACATTGAGATTTACAGGCTCCGTGCGTGGTATAACGGGCTCGGCTCTCGGAGGTTGGTGGCATGAAAAGGGTTGCGATCACGCACATCGATGCCAACCCGGCACGAGCCACGATGGATCGAGACCTCGTTGACTCCGTGAACGACATGGCCGGAGTTGTGGTCGAGGTCGTGACGCCGAAGGTCGCCGACACGGAGTTCGCGGTGCGGCACCCCGCCCTCGGTCGAATCGCCTCGGAGTTCCACGTCCTTCTCCAGGATGCTCCCGGGCATCTTTACCGGAGCAACCCTACGAAGTGGACCCAGGCGGTTTCCTTCTTGAAGTACAGCGCCCCGGGCGGCGGCCGGCTCAGGATCCGCGTCCGATGAGCACCTTCAGTCCCGACCCGGACAAGGCGGACGGCGACATCATCACCGGATCGATCTGGAACTCGCTGAAGAACCGGATCTCCGCCTTCATCAACAGCGGGAATCTCGGGGACATCAACATCTCGTCGAGCCCATCCGAGCGCATCGACGGCTCGAAGATCAAACTCAGCGGCGGGACCACGGCCAGCGCCCACCACGCCACCCACGAGCCCGGCGGCGGCGACATGGTGGTCGACATCAAGTTCAACAACGGCGGCTTGGAAACCGCGAAACTCCACGCCGCGCGGCACGGCATCTCCGGCGCCGATCCGCTCCTGCCGGGGACGGTGGACGGCGCTTCGATCGCCCCCGGGACGGTTCCCGAGGCGACATTGAACCCGAAGCGACGCCGGCAGAGCGCCTTCACCTCGAACGCCCTCGGGCTCACGCCGGATCCGAAGTACCCGCTGGAATACACCCTCTCGAACTCCACGGCCGCTCTGGTCGGACGCATGGTCGTGCGCAACGGGAAGGTCTACGCAGCCTCCACGGGGACTTCTCCGCACTCGGTCATTGAGATCGACATCGCCAGCGCGGTCGAGAACGTCATCTCCCTGGCCGTCTCCGACGTGGTTCGGACGCTCGTCTTGATCGGATCGAACATCTACGTTCTCTGCGGCTCCGGCACAGGGAATATGAAGATCAAGAAGATCGACAACGCCAACGTCGTCACCACGGTTGTCGACCTCAACTCAGGCGCCGCTCCGAACAACCTCGACACCGCGGTCTACATGACCTGCAACGGAGACGGGACGATCCTGTTCACGCGCGCCTCCGCTGGCGCCACCGTCTACTGCATCAGCGTCCACGCGGATGGCACGAACCTCATCAAGGTCAGCCACGGAGGGCTCGGAGCGACCTACGGGATCGTCTACGCGAAGCGCGGCACCGAGGAGAAGGTCCTGTTCCTTCAGGACGCGACCCTGCGCCGCATCAACCTCGACCAGACGGCCGACACAACCCTAGGCACCGTGGCGAACTCACGCCGCATCGAGTACGACGGCGAGCATGTCGTGGTCGGCGTCAGCGGCGGCGCCGTGAGTCATCTCGTGATCAACCCGTGGGGATCCGGTATGGTGTCGGTCATCGAGGTCGCCAACCCGTCTACCATCCCAGGCGCCGCGCAGGTCAGCGACATCGGGACGGACGTCGGCACCACCGGGGATATTTTCGACGGCGACGCCATCCACTTCGCCGGACGTACAGGTGCCGGTCCCGCGCCTGCGCTCCTGAGTATCTATCCGCTCGCCGGCTACCGCGGCACGGCGAGGTTGATCGTCAATACGACCCCCAGGTCTCCGGGTGCGATCGGGATGGACGCGACCTACCTCTACCTGGTCTATTCACAGGGCGGCGCCAGCACGGTGATCCACCGCCTCTTGAGGAATTGATGCCGATTCAGATCATCGACGATGGCTCGGGAACGGGAAGCGGCACCAACGCGCCAGACGCCACGGCAGGACTACACGTTCTCAAGGGGAACCCTGATCTGCTCCTCTCGGCGGTCGTGCTCGCCCTGCTCGACGAACTGAATACCGTGCGCGCGGCGCTCGTGCCGCCGCTGACCGCGAAGACCGCGACGCAGATCATCACCGCCATCCAGGCGAAAGTGACGTAGGAGAGGAAGATGCCGGCAGGGTTCGGAGGCGGGATGGGAAGTAGCGGGATCGGCTCTGCGGTCTTCGGGGCGCTCGGGCAGCACGCTCACGGCGCGAAGTATTGGGCGCCGTCGAAGCACTACCTCGACGCGCTTCAGGGCTACCAGCGCAGCGACATGGCGAACCTGCACGGCGCGCACCCCTTCGACCAGCCGGGGCTCGGGTTCAACGACGCCGAGATGATGGCGAAGATCGGGACGGGCGTGGACCAGGCGCGCACGGAGTACAACACGAACCTCGGGTCCATCGAACAGGGCGCCGCGCTCGAAGGCCCCGGCGGAGCCTCCGCGACCTCGGGCGCCTACCTCCGGAACCGGCAGCGGGCCGCGGGCGGCCTGCTCGGGCGCTCCGCCGAGACGCGCCGTTCGAATGTCATCGCCAACGCCGGCCAGAAGCGCAGCGACCTCTACAACCGCATGGGGATGACCGCCAACGAACTCGGCGAGGGAACGAGCCTCTACAACGCGATCCAGCAACAGAACGCCGCCAGGCGGCAGGCGCCCTACGCGGCCGCCGGGAAACTCGCTGACGCCGCGATCTCCTACGGAACGGGCGGGATGATGTAATGGCGTTCGGGTACGGAACCGCCCTCCGCCAGCGCAAGGCGGGCCAGCCCGTGGATCCTTCCATCCCGCTGCCGAACACCGCCTCGGGTGCGATGCCCTACCGCATCGGGATCGACGACCAGGACCGCGGCGACCCGTCCATGCCCGTCCGGACAGGTGACCAGCAACCCGATCCGAAGGCGGCGGCGATGGATGCCGTCGCGGGCCGTCCGAACCGTCCGAACGCGGCCAGCGCACCCTCCGGCGCCGCAACCCCGGCGGTGCGCCTGCCAGACGCCGGAGGCGGCGAGAAGGTCCCGATGCGCCTACGGCACCCCGGGCTGTTCGCCTTCATGGCCAGTCTGGCCTACGGAGACGAGGCGCCGTCGTTCCTGAAAGGCGTCAGGGACGAGGACTTCCGCAAAAAGCAGTTGGACCTCGAAGCGCGAAAGGTCGGTGTTTCAGAGAGGCTCGCGGGGAGCCGGATCGGCGCCAGCGCGAACTGGCCGCCACCGAAGGAACAGTGGCCCGCAGGGCGCATCCCGGGGACGAAGAAGGACCAGTGGTTCGCCGAGCCTGGCCGGAAGATGACGGTGGACAAATGGGGCCGCCGGGTGAACGTGCAGGGCGGCCGCGCCACGCCGATCCAGGAACAGACGCAGCCGGGGCAGCCGGACGTGCCGTTGGAGGTCCCGCCGCCGCAGCCGCACCAGCCTGCGCCGCAGCGCCCCGTCCCTCACTTCAAAACGGACGAGCGCGGGAACGAGACCGTGACGTGGGTCTACCCTCCTGGCTCGCAGGGCTCAGGTGCTCCGCAGGGAAGCGCCCCGCCGCTTCAGCCATCGCAGGGGGGACCGGCCGGGCAGCCGGGGATGGTGCATCAGGACCTCGGGTTCAAGGTGGCCCCTTCGGCGTCGATGCAGGGCCTTCACCAGCAACTTCAGGAGAGCACGCGCCTACTGGACGAACTCGGGAAGAACTTCGCGAAGCGCCCCCAAAGCGAATGGATGAAGGGGGCGCAGACGGCCGGCGCCAACATGTTCGGCCGCGGCCTGGGGGCCGACTTGGGGCTCGCCGGCATCCCGGGCCATATTGGGGCGGAGGGCCAGAACGCACAGATCCACGAGAACGACCGGAAGGCGCTCGCCGTGACCCTGACGTTCCCGCTCACCCTGAGCCGCCGAGGAGGGGAGGGGGCGCAGCAGAAGTTGCTCGACATCATCCCCCACTGGACCTCTCCGCCTGCCGTGTGGGCGACCTTCGATCGGCAGATGCGCGACCTGATCAGGATTGCCGACACGGCGCCGTGGGGGACGCCAGGGTCGCAGGATTACGAGCAGGCCGCCGGAGAGTACGAGGCGCGCCTGAACCGTGCAGCGGCGGCCGTGCAGGCCGCGCAGGAGCAGTACGGCGGCGGAGCGCCCGCCGCGCCCGCGCCGACCGGGGCCGCACGCCATCTCAGCGGCGGGAAACCGCGCCGCGACCCGCGCGATCTCGCCAACGAAGCCCTAGGACCTCGGTAGATGCCTCCGCAGAAGTCAGCCGGAGACGTAGAACTGGAACAGGCGACGCGCCTGGCGAAGCAATTCCAAGACGAGGGGCACGCCGACGAGGAGATCCCGGCGATGGTCCGCCAGGCCATGTACCCGGGCGGGAAGCGGGCGCCGGGCGCCGACACGGCGCAACGTTCGAACTGGCCTTCAGAGCACGATTCCGAATGGAGTGCCTGGGATCCGAGTGTTGGACCTCACCGCCTCTCCGCGCAGGTTGACCCGATGGCGTCGATCAAGGGCATGGGGATGCCGGAAAGTGTTCCACGTGGAACATTCGGTGAGCCGGCGCAGGCGCCACCGGGCGGCGACTACCGGGCCTTCCTCCCGAAGGACATCGACGGTCTCCCGATCGACAACGACGGGGAGGCGGCCACCCCGGTCGAGCGCGCCGCGATCATGAACCTCGGGATGTCGAACGACGACATCGAGAAGTTGTACCGGCAGGCCGGGATGCACACCATCCGGGACCGGATCGGCCGCGTCCACCTCGTCGACCAGGCTCGCGGCGTGGCCGTCCCGATCATCAACGACGAGAAGTCCAATATGTCGGACATGGCCCTCCCGGTCGCGGAGGGGGTACTCGCCGGGGCAGCCGGAGGGGGCGCTGGTTCCGAGGCTGAAGGCGCCCTCATGGGTCCGGTGCGGTGGGCTGGCCGGAGCGTCCTGGGGCGCGCCCTGAAGGCGGGGGCGGCTCAGTTCGCCGGGGAGGAGGCGTTCCGCGGAGGGATGCGAGCGGCGACCGGGAAGCAAATCCCGATGGACGTGGCAGGCGCGGCCGAGCGCGGGGCAGGTACAGCGGCGCTCCAAGCGGGGATGGAGGGCGGCGGCCGGGCGGTGGCCATGTCCGGCGGCGTCTCCCCGCGGGTGTCCAACGAGACGATGCGCGCCGGCCCGATCGAGAAACTCCGCCGCACGTCGCCCTTCGGGGTCGGGGCCATCACCGGGGAGCAGTCCCCCGAAATGGAGGTCGGACGCGGCCTGCTCGGGAAGATCTCCGACACGATGGCCGAGAAGACGGCGTCGCGGCAGGCGGCCGAGGACATCATCGGGCAGGCGACGAAACAGAAGGTGAAGATCCCGGTCAAGAACTTCATGGTCGCCCTGTCGAAACGGGGAGCCGCGTTGCCTCTCGGAGGCTCAGAGAAACGCGAGACGCGGCAGTTGATCGGACTATGGAACGACATCAAGCAGTCGTACCTTCTTCCGAAGCGTAACGGCGTCCCCGTCCCCGGAGGAGCGATGCGCGACTTCGTGAGCCCGGAGCAGGCCGAGACCATCCGCCAGTCGCTCTACAAGATCGCCCGGTTCGACAAGAACGGCGACCCGACCCTGTTCGAGAAGGCGGCCCGCGACCTCTACGGGAAGTTCCGGGAGGACTTCTACGGGTCGCTGCAACCGCTCGGGGCCGAGCAGGTCAAGACGAAGCGGTTCATGGACACGATGGAGGAGATCAAGGACCGCGTCAGCGCCAAGAACCCGGAGACCTTCGTCCGCGAGATGTTCGGGTGGGACGCGCCCAATAAGCAGTCGAACCTGGACGCGCTGCGCCAGGCGGAGAAGTACCTCGGGACGAACGGCAAGATCGAGGGGGACATCCGGCGACTCGTGGCGAAGCGCCAATGGTCGGACGCCGACCGCGGGCTGGCGCGCGGCGCTGCGGAGTCCCTCGACAAGGTGCGCCTGAGCGCCAGCGCCGGGAGAGCGATCGGAAAGTACATGGAACTCGGCGGCCGGCCGCTCGCCGCATGGAAGGCTTCCAAGTTCGCCCCCCAACGTGCGAAGATCACTTCGCAGTACCCGGGCGTCTACGCCTCGGAGAAGGAGCCCAATGGCGCTCAATGACGTACACCGAAGTTCCAAGGACGTCCCGGTCGCGAAGAAACTGATCTCGGCCGCCGCCGCCGAGACCGTCTTCGAGTTGGACGGGGCCACGAGCGGCGGAGTTCCTCTGACGCCGTGCCAGGCGATCACCTTCAGCACGCGCGGCGGGAACGACATGAAGTTGGCGATGCGCGCAGGGGACATCGCCGCCGGCAACTACAAGACGCTCGTCGGGGGAGCCGCGCACACCGTCCAGCGGTTCTGGAACACGAAGGTCTACGTCGCCGTGACGCCCGCCGACGACACGGTAGAGGCGATCGCGCAGTGAACCGCCGAGACCTGATCTGGCTGGCCATCCTCCTGTCGGTGGTCTTCTGCATGGCGCAGACCTCCGCCCCGGTCTACGTAAGCAAGGAGCCCGGGACGGGCTTCATCGTCACCTACAGTCAGGGGCACATCCGGCAGTTGTCAGTCGGCGTCGGTTGGGTGCAGTTCCCTGAGTGCCCGGACGCTACGGCCCTCGACTCGGCGCCGCAGGGCGCCCTCTGCTACGACCCGAAACTCGGCCGGAATTGGGAAAAGACGGCCACCGGAAGGACAACCCCTTGATGAAGCGTCTCCTCGTCGCTGCGCTGTTCCTCCTGGCCGCGCCAGCATTCGCCACCACCTATTTCTTCTCCGGGTGCGGGTTCAACCCGAACGACTCGGCGCGAAACGATATCCGGGCGACGACCGGAGACGCTTGCGGCTCGTCCGACGGCGTGGCCGGCTACACCGGCTGCGGCGTCTGCGTGGCTCCGGCGGATGGCTCCTCGACTGGCTCGCTCCCGCCGAACTTCTGCGGGACGACAGTGGTCCCGAATCTCGACTTCGGGCCGAATGAACTGACGAGGAGCAGCGGATCGTTCGACCATTACACCTACGTCGACGAGTTCCCGAACGACGGCGACACGACCTACCTGCAGCCGACCACGGACGGGCAGAAAGAGGTCTTCAGCGTCGATTCCTCGCTTATGCCGACGACCGCCACCACGGTCACGGCGGTCACGATCGTTGCGGTCCAGAAGGGCACCGTCGCTGATGCCACGACCTTCCACGTCGGGGTCGAGATCCCGGATGATGACGGGACGGCGCACTACTACCCCGGCGTCGATTGGGTTCAGGTGGCGACCAGTTACCAGTTCTTCGTGCAGACGTTCCAACTCAATCCGAAGACGAACGCGGCCTGGACGACGACCGACGTACAACTTCTCCACCCGTTCTACGAGGTCGTCACGGCCGCGGTCGGTCTGCCGCGCGCTCGGCTCTCGTCCCTGACCGCCTTCGTTTCCTTCTCCAACGCTCCCCCCATCTTCCCTCCGTCGTCCGGAACGCTCACGAACCCCTGGTGCCTGGACCCGAGCGACGACGGGGTGCGGTCCTCCTTCGCGCAGTTCAGCGACGGAGGGACGGGGAATATCGTCACGGAACTGGCGGCCAACGACGTGGTGACCCTCTGCGCCGGAGACTGCGACGGCCACGGCTCGGAGACCTTCTACCTTCAGTCCACCGGCACAACGACGGTCAGCGGCAGCGACGAACCGCATTGGCTGGTCCCGCAGGCGAACACGATCACGGTCAACACCTTCTTCGGTGAGCACGTCACGCTATCAGGCGACACTAGCGGGAACGGCCTGCCCGACCCAACTGACATCACGATGGCGATCGACCAGGCAACGACCGCGAAGACCGGGTGGGTGTGGAAGGGCGTGGACTTCTCCAACTTCGCGCCCACGAACGGCGGGGAGATTTTCTATCTCAACAACAACCCGGACGGCTGGATCTTCGATGGCGTCACCGCGCACAACCTCGGCGGATACGCCTGGACGAGCGCGTCCCTGGAATCGACCCCATGCTCGAAGGACAGCGCCCCGCATCTCTTTAAGGTGGCCGACCTGACCGGGACGTTCATCGTCCGCAACAGCAAGGTCTGGCACTCGTGCGTGTTCGCCCACCGCAACACGGTGAACGCCTCCGCGACCTCGATCCTCATCGACAGCAACGAGTATTGGGACCTTCCGGTCGTCAGCAACGACTTCATCGGGAACAACATCACATACAGCAATAACTACATCCACGATGTCGTCGAGGGGATCTCCGTCGAGGAGGACATGACGAACGTCGTGATCGAGGGCAATGTCCTCGCCTGTCGCGGCGACTTCACGCCCGACTCTCAGTACGGCGGGCACTGCTACGACGCCATCCGCGTCACCAACGGGGACAACGGCAGCACCGAAGTCACCTCCCACGACATCACCATCGCCAGGAATCGGATCTACGGCGTCACGGTCGGAGGCTACCGCGTGCGCGGAGGCTGGTGGCAGTCACCTCTCTCCGTTCACTTCAACAACCCGAACGCGGCGAACAACGTCACGATCGAGAACAACATGTTCTGGAAACTGGCGCCGTGGACGACCATCGGGAGCGGGCCGGTCGAGAGCGCCTCGCTGTACCTCCAACTGGCGCGGGCGTCCGGGACCGAGGTTGTCGTCCAGAACAACACCTTCGACGACGCCTTCGAGGCGATCTACCTGGACGGGTTGGCGGCCGTGGACTACATGGTCCGGGACAATCTGCTCTATCAGAACCGCGCGGGCACGGTCTACGCCCCAGGCGTCACGGTCAACGGAGCCGCCTCCGGGAGCCATATCCAGAACAACATGGTCACCAATGGCAACGACACGCACGCCCTGGTCTCCCTGAGCGGCGTGACGCAGAACTGCTCAAGCATCGCCTCCTTTAACGCCAGCAACCGGAGCGGGAACTTCTGCCCGAGGAATGGATCTGGGCAGGGCATCCCGCCGGCATTCGTATCCAATGGGGTATCTCCGACCTGTTGG